TAAAAACGGTTCTTATACAGCAAAAAATAGTACTGGTATACCACATGGTATACCAACGGTATCCACAGGTAAGGTTAGGTTAGGTAAGGATAGTATAGGTAAGTATATAAATACTATATCGTGCAACGAAAATTCAGAAATTGAAGTTTTAGATCAAAAAGAAATGTGGTTTGAGAGTTTTTGGGAAATTTATCCTAAGCATCAAGACAAGAAAAAAGCAAAGCAGAAATTCTTAAAAGCATGCACTAACGAAAAGGAATACAAAGCAATCATGCAAGGACTTAGAAACGTACTTCCAGTGTGGGCTAAGAAAGACACAAAGTATATCCCTATGCCAACAACATGGCTGAATGGCGAACGTTGGAATGATGAAGTGGACTTGCACATGGAGGAATTACCATTCTAATGGAAGAGTTACAGATTAAAGATTTGCTGAAAACGTTAAGAACACGTTTCCCTGAATATTACGCGCGAAAAGAAAAAGAAGAAATCATAGATATTTACAAATCTTTTGTCTTGGCACTAAGCGATGTTGAACAGTTAGCCGTGGTGGGCGCTTTGAAAGACTATCTAAGCAACGATAGAACAGGCTATCCACCAACGGCAGCTCAACTAAGAACAAAGGCAAAAGCAATGCCTGAGTACATGTGGGGACAGATGCTAGAAGAACAAAAGCAACCACTAGCAATAGCTGGAAAGCAAAGAACAAGAAGAGAAATATTGCTAGATTGTGCTGTACTTATCGCCACATATGATGTGAAGACAAAAGAAGAATTAGTGAAGTGGTGGAATGAATACGCAGATAACACACCACTAACAGATGAAGAAATAGAGAAAGTGTGGAGCAAAGCGCATGAAACTAACATTTGTTGATTTATTTGCCGGCGTTGGTATGGCACGAATGGGAATGGAACAAGCCGGCTTTGAATGTGTATATACATGTGAATTTGATAAACACAAGAGGAAAGAATATGAAATCATACACGGAAACGAGCCAGAGGGTTGCGACATCAGAGATGTACGAGCAGCTGACATTCCAAGATCAGATGTTTGGTTCTTTGGCGCACCCTGTCAAGACTTCTCAATCGCAGGACTTAGAAAAGGACTGGGGGGGGACAGATCAAGCCTTATTAGCGAAGTCTTTAGGCTCATTGAAGAAAAAGCAGAAGATAAGCCCGAATGGTTGGTCTATGAAAACGTTAAAGGAATGTTATCAAGCAATGACGGTTGGGACTTCTTGTCCATACTTCTTGGAATGGAAGAATTGGGGTATGACATCGAATGGCAGACTCTCAACACAAAAAATTTCGGACTACCTCAGAATAGGGAAAGAGTGTACACTATCGGACATCTTAGAACCAGTGGTAGAAAACAAATACTACCTATCACAAGCGCAGATGGAAAAGATTGTAATACAAAGATAAACATAGTTGGCTCAACAGATCCAAATAGAAAAATACAACAACGCAAATATATTTATGGCGATGATGGTCTAATGGGCTGCATGACAGCCACAGACTACAAAGAACCACGAATTGTGCAGATTGGAAGATTAAGTGGTAGCAAAAGAGATAACCCAAGTTGTTACAGAGTTTATGAAACATACGGTTTATCGCCATGCTTGAATACAATGCAAGGTAGTGGAAGAGAACCACATATCTTAGTTAAATCAAACACGGTGGGGGGGTACGAAGTAGCAATGATTGGCGATGCAATCAACCTGGCTTTCCCTGACTCAAAAACAAGACGTGGAAGAGTTGGCAAAGAAGTTGCACAGACACTAGATAAATCATGCAATCAAGGTGTATTTATCCAAAATGGGAAAGAATACGTGATACGAAAACTTACACCAAAGGAATGCATGCGACTTCAAGGCGTACCCGATGAATACACAGACAAACTAATACAAGCAGGTATATCAGACAGTCAAATTTATAAAGCAGCTGGTGACGGATTATCCGTGCCAATAGCAAAAGAAATAGGAGAAAGGATAAGAAAAACTTATGAAGAAAACAACTAATACAACAGAAGAAAAGACAACAAAGACATCATTACTAAAACCATTTCCATTCGAGGAAGATGAAAAATATTTATTGAAATTAAAAAATGGTGAATATGTCATTGCACGTTGGAGCTACAGTAAATTCTATTTATATTATAACGATGATATCAGAGATGAAATCGAAAGCATTGTCACTTTAAAGGACTTAGGGTTATGAAGAATAAAGAAAAATACAATTTGAATACATTGAAAACGTAAAGTGCATCATGTGGCGGAAAAATTAAACGCATGATGGTGTATGAAGAAACATCATCAGGTATAAAAAAATTGTTTAAAAAGCAATATACACCACTCGTATATCCTTATGAACTTCTAATAGATTTTGCTAACTGGTTGGAACAAGAATATGTTCCTAAAATTCTTGATGATGTTGAAAAGGCTTATTTATCAGCAGTGATAAAGCCGTTTAGAGAAGATATTGAATGTATCGTAAAAGTTAAAATTCATTTTGAAGCAAAAGAATATATAGGCATAGAGATGAAAGGTGATTGTTACTATTGCAAACTTCCAAACTTCAAGAAAGGAACAATGTACAAAGGTATGGAAGCAAACAAACGTTACACCTTAGAGGACTTAGGACTATGAAGAATAAAGAAAAATATTCTTTGGATAAGTTGATAGTAACTGTCACATACGAAATTGTGGGTATTGCAAGCATAAAAATTTGTCATGGTATAAAGTGTGTTTACTACAAAAGTTACGATGTTGAAGAATTTGCTTTACGGTGGGTAACCGACTTCATTAAGTGGTTAGAAAAAGATGATGGGGAAGAATATAAACCACAAATTCTTACAGACAAAGAAAAGGCTTATCTATCAGCAATAATAAAGCCGTTTGGAAATAAAAAGATAATGATTGGGAAGTTACGTCATTTATTCGGTGAAGAAGAATATATGTGGATTGACATTGATGGATACCACTTTACATTGCCACACTTTAAAAAAGGCGAAATGTATAAAGGTATGGAATTAAATAAGTTTTATACATCGGAGGAACTAGGACTATGAGTTACAGAAAGTCATTAAGTTATATTGCACGCCAGCTGAAGAACCCAAACGACAGCAACGCTTTTAAGGACATGGAAGAATTAGTGGAACGTGCTACACCAAAGCAAGTTAAAAACAGAACAGCAATCATGTCTTACAACAAAACACACATTCTAAACCACACGGGTTATTGTCCAGTGTGCGATAAAGCCGTATCACACAGCGCATTTGTGGCAAAAGACGGTGTATTCTGTGACGATTGCGGACAAGCGCTAGATTGGGGAAAGTAATGGAAAAGCATCAAGAAGATTTTGAACCAGTTTTTGAGGGAATGTCATTTTCAAATATAGATTGCAAAGGATTTCCTGATAGTGTGACTATAAGCAACGGAAAAGACTTATATCATTTTGAAACTAGAGATTATGTACCACTTGAAGCGGTGGAAGAACTTATTGAAAAGGCAAAACCTAAGAAGCCTGAAATCACAGTCCACAACGGATTTTGTCCAAACTGTAATTATGCATTCGGACTTGTACGAACAAAGCAAGCAATGTTAAAACCATATTATCTTAGTTATTGCCCTTGTTGTGGACAGGCACTAGATTGGGGTGGGAATGATGAAAAGTGATGAAATAGGAATACTAGAAGCACTAGACAGACCAATATTCTCAATCGAAGAAGTTAGAAAGATGCTTGAATGTGAAAAGACTTTGCTTGCTACAAAGCCAGTTACACGTGAAGTTTATACAAGCCAGCTAGAGATGATAAACACCATCAAAAAACAATTTGAAGTAGCATTCAATGGAAAGTGTAAGAAACTATGATAACAAAAGAGAAATTTCAATACACAGACGGCAAAATGAAAGGCTTTAGGCATACAATCGCAATGATCGTGCAACTAGGCGATAGATTGGAAGAGCTGGCGAGCATACTTTCGGGAAACACGCTAAAATCGCCTACAATCAAATCACCTGAAGAAGCAAAGTATCAAAGTGGCACAAGGATATTTCACGATAACCTAATAGCGCTATGTGCTGAAGAAGAGGAAACACGCAAAGAGTACGATAGATACGAAAGAGAATATAAAGACTATGCTACATTCTTTCAGAAATTAGATGATAGCGAAATAGAAATCTTACGGCTTAGATACGAAAACGGGTTCGATTATGTCACGATAGCAAAAATCCTATATACATCTCATGGATACGTTTATAAAAAAATATGTCAAATATTGGATAAATGGTGATTTGTGGAAATCGCCACGCTAAATTGATGTTATAATGGCAATAGGCAAAAACCATGAGAGAAATTTCATGGTTTTTTCTGTATAGACTGGAAGATAACTTTCTTCATTTGTTTTCCGAAAAAACACCTCATGTACTTATTCTCCTTTTGCTTTCTTCCAGTCTATTGCTTAAGAAAGGGACACAATGGAATTTGTTAAAGTCAAGATAAGTGACATATTGCCAGCTGAATACAATCCAAGAAAAGAATTGCAGCCTAACGATGAAGAATTTATCAAAATCAGCAATTCCATTGACGAATTTGGATATAGTGAGCCGATTATAGTCAATAAAGACATGACGATTATCGGTGGGCATCAGCGATTGAACGTGCTGAAGTACAAAGGCGTTGAAGAAATCGAAGTAGTGATGCTTGATTTGCCAAAAGACAAAGAAAAAGCATTGAATATCGCACTCAATAAGATAACTGGCTACTGGGACATGGATAAATTGACCGATTTGCTGTTAGATTTGGGAAGCGATGGCTATGATCTAGAACTCACGGGCTTTGATATGGACGAAATCGGGAATTTGTTTTCCGAACCTGAAGAAAAAGAAAACGCAAGAATGAACACAGTAAATCATTATAACTTGCAAATCTACAATGAAACGGGTACAGATGGCTTCTATCAAATGCCAGTAATACAGAATGACGGATTTATCCCAAGCGACTTGATAGGTTTCAATTATGCAATGACTAGCAAGAATAAAAACGTGGGTATCCATTGTTTCGTTGATGATTATCAGTTTGAAAGACTATGGAATAGACCTGATGAATATGTGGACATGCTGAGCGAGTATGAGTGTGTATTAAGCCCTGATTTTAGCCTATACATGAATATGCCTATGGCTATGAAGATATGGAACGTGTATCGCTCACGGCTATTAGGGCAATACTGGCAAAGTAAAGGGATAAAGGTTATACCTACAATCAGTTGGGCTGAAAAAGAAACGTTTGAATTCTGCTTTGATGGAATACCTGAGAAGTCCATAGTTGCAATCAGTACGATAGGCGTTAAAAGGGAAGATGAAGCATTTACGGTATGGAAAGATGGCGTTGATGCAATGATACAGAAAATCAAACCTGAAACGATACTTGTATATGGTGGACAAGTTGAGTATGACTATCCACAGGAAACAAAAGTTATATACTTTGAAAACAAAGTGACAGAACGCATGAAAAAGAAAAAATAGGTGGCAACCGATAAGGGTTATCACCTTTTTATTTTGAAAGGAATGAAAAAATGGGTGGACGTGGCGCAAAAATAGCCATTGGCTCAGCTGGTGGAAGTAGAAAAGTTGAACAATTAGAAATTATCAAGAAGCATAACCCTATGACAGATGATTATCACACAGGAATTAGAAGCATGAATGACATTTTGACAGCAGAGGAAGCATTTAAAACACAATTAAATCCTGACGAAAACATGGTTTATCCTGATTTTACGATGGAAGATGCAGAAAAAGCGCTCAAAACGGGCAAAATCAAGATTTATTCATCACATAACATAGAACAAGGCACTTTCGTTAGCACAAGTCGCATGATGGCTGAAGACTATGCCGGTGGTGGAACTGTACACGAAAGAGAAGTAAGCATCAATGACGTTGCGTGGATAAATGCAGACGAGGGACAGTATGCACAAGTTAAACCAAAGAAGAAGAGGAAGTAACGTATGGGCGGCAGAGGTGCAAGCATTCAGATAAAAAAGCCCAATAACATCAAGCCTGATAGCATCAAGAAAAGCATAGAACAGCAAAAGCCATTTGCAAGCGATGCGTTTAAAAGGCTTACGGTGATAAATAGTAAGGCGTTTTTGAAAATAAAGGAACATATAGACATTACAGATAGCGAAGTAGACATTTCAGCATCACAATGGTTGCATATTGTCGAACGGCATGGCAATGATAAAGAGTTTATATTTTCAAACTTAAAAAAGACGGTGAAAAATCCTGATATTTTAGTTACTGATGAAAAAGACAAAAACACAATACTTCTTATAAAGCATATAGCGGGTGATGATAAAAATTTGGTTGCTATTGCGTTTGATAAATATAGAAAAAACGGAAAAATTAAAAACCGTGTAAAGTCAGCAAGAAGAATAACCACAAGAGAATTAGAAAGAATGGGGAAGAAAAAGAGATTTAACATTTTACATTTAAATAAAAAATGATAAAATATGTATAGGCTAATAACGCAGGAAAGGGCGCCTGCTCCTTATACGTTGGTATAAGTCGGATATGATGGAAATTCCCGACCATCTAGCCTTACCTTAATATCAAATTGCGATAGTCATGTGATTATCGCTTTTTTGTGTTTCAAAGAAAGGAAATATCATGGGTGGAAGAGGCGCTAATGTATCAATAGCAAGTAAGGCAACAAGTGGGCCTACAACATCAAAGGTAATCACAGCGGCAGAGGAAGAACCAAAGAAGAAAAAGAACTCACTCAGCGAAATGTTTAAGAAGCGCAAAGCAAAAGACATTGAATTCTTTTTCGGTGACACAGAATGGCGCTCAAATAAATATTTCAAGTTTGATCACGTGAAAGATAATGACAACATCGTGATAGTTACGAAGAACATCAAGGCAATCAAAGGAAACTTTGTAATGATTGTTGATAACGATAAAGCCGTGTATTTAAAGGATTGGCAAGTAAAGCCAGTACATAACTATGGCGAGGACTTTTGGGGATTTGCCGTGAAGTTAAACAGAAAATACTTCAAGCCGTATACATTCAAAAATCCATTTAATGACTATTCATTTGATAAACAAGATACATTTGATAGTTTGTTGAAAGATGCGAAGAAGCAAAACAAAACATACATTGCATTAGATAAACATCAATTAGACTCAAAGATGGAATTCTTGCATGGTTGGAACTACTAAGCATATAAGCCCGTGCCACAAGTGCAAATATCAAAACAGATGCACAAAAGGGCGTAATTGCAAAGAATACAAAAAGTGGCTTAAAGACTTCCAAAGAAGCAAATAGAAAGGACGGGCGAGAAATGGCGAATAAGAGCCAAAAGGGGAAAAATGATAAAGACATCAAGGAAACCAAAAAGACGGCTAAAACGAGCCAAAACAAGCCCAAAACGTCAAAAAATAAGGGACACGATAACCTAATTCCAGTTACAAAGAGAAGTAAGGAAGAAGCAAGGGCTATCAGCCGAAACGGTGGTATCAAGTCAGGACAGACAAGAAAACGCAAAAAGGAACTTAGGGAAACGTTTAAAGCGTTGCTATCATTACCACCAACACAAAGGGATAAAGAAACAGTCGCTAAGGCTTTGGGCGTTGAACCTGACGTCATAGAGTCACAAGAAACAATACTAGCCGTTGCAATGATGTCACAGGCTAGAAAGGGAAACGTTAAGGCGTTTGAAGCCGTGAATAGAATTGTGAACGGTGAAAGCCTTACAGATAAAGAAGACATCAAGATAAGACGTGCTGAATTAAAGATGAAGCAAGAAAAGCACGCTATCGAGATGGAACAGTACGAAGCAGAACACAAGAAGAAAGACGGTACAACATACAAGGGAATTCCAACCCTGTATATAGCGCCGTCTTTTTCTCAATTCATTTGGGACGTTTACCACCATGAAGTCCACGAGTTTGTCAATGAGGGTGGACGTGGTAGCACGAAATCGTCATGTATAGGTTTAGCAATCATTGATCTAATGATGCAAGACGAAAATTACAATGCTTTAGTAATGCGCCAAGTATCAAATACAATCAAAGACTCTGTATATAACCAGCTTAAATGGGCTATTGATAAGCTGGAATTAGACAATGAGTTTAAATGTACGAAATCCCCAATGGAAATCACACGCACAGCAACGGGACAAAAAATATTCTTCCGTGGTGCTGATGACCCGTTAAAGATTAAGTCCATTAAACCTGAAAAGGGCTATATCGCTATTGTGTGGTTTGAAGAATTAGACCAATTCTATGGTAGTGAAACAGTAAGAAACATAGAACAGTCAGCCGTGCGTGGTGGTGATAAAGCGTGGATTTTTAAGTCATTCAACCCACCAAAGACGGCGAACAACTGGGCTAATGAGTATGTACTGACAGAAAAAGCCGGAATGAAAGTCTATCATTCCACTTATTTAGACGTACCAAAAGAATGGCTAGGTAAAAACTGGCTAGATGAAGCCGAAGCATTAAAGGAAATCAACCCAAAGGCTTATGAAAACGAGTACTTGGGTAAGGTGAATGGTACTGGTGGCAATGTATTTGAAAACGTGACTATCAGAGAAATCACAGATGAAGAAATAAACAACTTCAACTATACATATAACGGTTTGGACTGGGGCTGGTTTCCTGACCCGTTAAACTTCACTAGATGTTGTTATGACAGCGCACATATGACTTTATACATATACGCAGAATTCAGGGCTAACAAGATGCCTAATGAAGACGTGGCGCAGATACTTAAAGACCAGTTTAAGATTGGCGATGAGATTGTGACATGTGATAGCGCCGAGAATAAGTCTATTGCTGACTTGCGAGCGTTTGGTATTTCAGCAAGAGGTGCAGAAAAAGGCGCTGGAAGTGTTGCATATTCTATGAAGTGGCTATCTTCACTAAAGGAGATCGTGATAGATAGCAAGAGATGCCCTAATGCAGCTATGGAATTCACACATTATGAATACATGCGCGATAAAGACGGGCAAGTAATCAGTGGCTATCCTGATAAAGATAACCACAGTATAGACAGCGTACGATACGCATTAAACCCTGTTTGGAAAAAGAAAGGGCAATGATGAACATACTTAGAAAGATTATTGATTTTATCAAGGGGGTATATGAAAAAATGTTTGGAAGCACACAACTTGAAAAACTAACAGGCAAGCGTGTAATTCTATCCCAACCAATGATTGAACGATTGGAACTATGGGACAAAATGTTATGCGGAAAAGCGCCGTGGACAGACGAAACAGAAAACTATTCAGGCGTTAAAAGTTTGGGGCTAGAAAGCGCTGTATGTTCGGAATTTGCTAATGTTACGCTATCAGAAATGGAAACAAGTTTGGACAATGATAAGTTGAATGAACTCTATCAAAAGGCACTAAGAAACTTTAATGAACACTTTCAAACAGGCTTGGGCTTAGGTTCTATGGTTGTAAAACCGATTGGAAACACTGGAAACGTTGAATACATTCCAGCTGATAGAATTATCCCCTTTGAATTTGGTGATGATGGGCGACTCTTAAAGGTTGCATTTATTCAAGTAAAGGAAGTTAGCGACAAAGAAAAATATTACCGATTAGAATTTCACGAACTAACATCAGAGGGCTTGCGAATTCAAAACAAGGCGTATAAGGGCGTAAATGGTGAGATTGGAAATCAAGTATCTTTGGCTTCAATCGAAGAATGGGCGCAACTGTACGAGGATATACTCTATCAGGGTATGGATCGCATGGACTTTGGCTATTATAGAAATCCATTACCTAATCGAATTGATAAGAGCAAAAACGGCGTTTCAATCTTTGAAAAGGCTATTGAACAAATCAAGAAAGCAGACCAGCAATTTGGGCGTTTGGATTGGGAATATGCCAGTGGTGAGCGCTTTATCTTTGCAGACTATACAGCCGTAAAGAAGAAGCAAGACGGCTCATTCAGCATGCCTAAGAGCAAAGAACGCTTACTCATTCCATATGATCCCGATACATCAAACGGAGATAAGACACTAAGTGAATTTAGTCCAGCGATGCGTGATGCTTCATATATTGCAGGACTGAACGAATATAAGCGACTGGTAGAGTTTAATTGTTGCCTTGCTTATGGTGATTTATCCAAGAATGAAAGCGTGGAAAAGACAGCAAAGGAAATCAAGGCAAGCGAAAACCGAAAATATAACATGGTGAACGCAATCCAAGTGAATTTGAAATCATGCTTGGAAGATTTAGCACATGCTATCGCATTCTATCAAGCCATGTTCACAATTGATTTTGGTTTTAATTGCACATTCCATGACTCAATCAAGACAGATGAAGAAACGGAACGCGCACAAGACCGCATAGACGTTGCTAGTGGCTTCATGTCACCTGTTGAATACCGTATGAAGTGGTATGGTGAAGACGAAAAGACAGCCACATACAAGATTGCAGAAATCAGGGGAATGATAACAGAGGGTGAACAGCCTTAATGTTCAGCGAAAACGACCTTAAGAAAGTCCCTGAATTTCTAGCGCAATCAATGCAACGGTTGGAAAAAGAACTACTGGCAGACATTATCCGAAGAATAGAACAAGCTGGACACATTACACGTACAGCGGATTATGAATTGTATAGGCTATCACAGTTGAATGGCTTTAATAAGGACTATAGAAAACTCATACAGCATGCATTAGATCTATCCGATGCGCAAATGAAAGAACTGTATGAGCGTGTGATTGCTGATGGGTACGCACGTGATGAAACGCTTTATAAAGGCGTGGGCGTGGACTTTGTACCGTTATCAGAGAATGCTGAACTATTGCAACTAATGGAAGCCGTACAGAAACAAACGCTATCAGACATTAGCAATATCACCAACGCATTAGGCTTTACAGTTGATGGGCAATTTAAAAGCGTACAGGGCTATTATGGCGAGTTACTTAATAAAACCCTGATAGAAGTAGAAACGGGCGTATTTGACTATAATACGGCGCTAAAAAAGACCGTAAACGAATTGACGGCTAGTGGTGTACGGTACATCGAATACGAAAGTGGAAGACATGATCGCATTGATGTTGCTGTAAGGCGTGCTGTAATGACCGGAATGCGGCAAGTCACGGCAAAGATTGAAGATGATAACGCAGAGAAATTACACACAGAATTATTTGAAGTATCAGCACACCCAACGGCCAGACCGTCACATGCATTATGGCAAGGCAAGATATACACAAAGCAGCAGATGATAGACATTTGCGGCTTAGGTGAAGCTGGTGGATTGTGTGGTGTGAATTGTTATCACCATTACATGCCGTTTATAAGTGGATTTAGCGAGAGAAGATACACGGACGAGGAATTAACCAAACTGTACCAAAGAACGCTAGAAACGCACGAATACGGTGGCAAGGAATACACTCTATACGAAGCAACGCAACGCATGCGCGCACTAGAAAGACGAATGCGTGTTCAAGATGAACGAATAGAGTTATTGAAGATGGGAAACGCTGATAAAGCAGACGTTACCATCATGAAGAACCGAAGAACAGCAACATATAACGAATACAAAGACTTTGCGAAAGCAATGGGCTTGCCTGAAGAAATGGCAAGAGTATTCACGAAAGGGAACTAAAGCGCTATATGCGCTTTTTTCTATTGGCAACTATGCCTTAAATAGCAACTCTTTAGCAGATTGGCGACCTGCTTTAACAACGCCTAACGGAGGAAGAAATGAAAAAAGAAGATTTACAAAAGTTGGGACTAACAGACGAACAAATCAACGAAGTTTTTAAGATGAATGGCTTAGACGTAAACGGTGCTAAGGGCGAATTAGAGAACGCCAAGAAAGAACTAGAAAATTACAAATCACAGTTTACAAGCACACAGGCAGAACTGAAGAAATTGCAAGAGTTGAAGCCTGAAGAACTAAGCAAGCAAGTTAGCGACCTAAACGAAAAACTTGCAACACAGAAAGCAGATTTTGAAAAGCAAATCGCTGATAGAAACTTCAATGATTTATTAACAAAGTCAGTTGCAACGGCTGGAGGACGTGAAGCGAAAGCAATCATTCCATTCTTGGACGTTGAAGCACTAAAGACTTCTCAGAACCAAGAAACAGACATCAAGAATGCGATTGATGCCGTTAAACAAGAACATGATTACTTATTTACTTCTACCGAACCAGTAAAGAACCCTGTTTCCAGTACATCAAGCAACGGTGACTCAGGAAGCAACGCCATTGATCTAGCGAAAGCAATCATGGGTATTAAGGCAGAATAGGAGGACTAGACAAAATGCCAAACAACATTCAATTATTTAAAAATTACATCGACCTTTTAGACACAGTCTATAAGCAAGCATCACTTACAGCCATCTTAGATAGCGACACAAGCCTATTACAGATGACAGCCAACGGTAAAGAATTCCTTATTCCTAAGATGGAAATGGACGGCTTAGGTGAATATAACCGTCAAACTGGATACCCTGTTGGTTCAGTAACATTAGACTTTGAAACAAAAGCGCCTAACTTTGACCGTGCTAGAGTGTTCCAGGTTGATAAGATGGACGACATCGAAACAGCTAAGATTGCGTTCGGACGTTTAGCATCCGAATTCATCAGAACAAAGGCAGTACCTGAAATTGATGCAACACGTTTTGCGACATATTGCGCAAAGGGCACACCAGTTGTTAGCGCAGCATTAGCAACAGGTGAAGCATGGATTAAGGCTGTATCTGATGCAGTTGCAAAGATGGACGAAGCCGAAGTGCCAACAGAGGGACGTATCCTTTACATCACACCAACTGGCTTACGTGCTATTCAGGATTTAGATACAACTAAGTCACGTGAAGTATTGACATCTTTCGCAGCTATCGTGAAAGTACCACAGGCACGTTTCTATACAGCAATTAAGTCATTATCCGGTAAGACTGGCGAAGAAAAGGGCGGCTTTGAAAAGGCTACAACTGGTAAGGAATTAAACTTCCAAATCGTACACCCAAGCGCACTAATGCAGGTTGCTAAGGACATCGTCAATAAGATTGTTGACCCTGAAGCAAATCAGGACGGCGACTGGTGGAAATTCTTCTTCCACTTATACGGTATCAATGAAGTGTACGAAAACAAGAAGTCCGGTATCTACTCTCACTCTAAGGCTTAATGGCTAAAATCATAGGCGTACTCTTTAACGGTGATGAACAAATCCTCTGTAATGGGGAATTGTCCGCCGTTATTGATGCACGATTAAAAGAAGCGGAAGAAAAGAAGCCGAACCGTACAGAAAAGAAGACAAAAGAAAAGAAGTAACAAGGAGGGTGCATGATATTTGCTGATTATCAGTTTTACAAGGAACAATACCTATTAGGTAAAAGCCCTTTGATACCTGAAAACGAATTCAAATTTTACGCAAACAAAGCCAGTAACGAAATACTAAACAGAATTAAGTTTGACTTTGACGGTGAACCGATTGAAGAAATGAAACAGGCTATGTGTGAATTGGCAGAGGTACAATTCAGCCAGTCAAATAGCAATTCTGAAAGTGTTCCGTTAGGCGTTGCGAGCGAAAAAGTTGGGGAATATTCAGTCACTTATAAAGGCAATTCAAACATTGAAATCGAGCGTGATTATACGTTAAAAGTGACAAGTGTTCTCAAAAAGTGGTTAGGTAAAACGGGCTATCTTTACAGGGGTATATGATCATGTACGCAAATACATCATGTACCCTTTATCTTAAAAGTAACGGTTATAAAAAAGTCTTTATTGATAAGTGCTTTTTGACAAACACAAGCATCGCAAGCATGAATAAGCAAGGGCGCACGTATGACGAAAGCGCCTTTTGTATGTTTGATGGACACACAGACTTACAGTTTACTAAGGGGAAAGACTTACTGATTGAGGGCGACTGTGCTATCGAGATTGATGCCACAGATGCACGCAAGCAATCAGAAAGCATGGATAAGCTGGTAAAGGCTGGCGCATTTACAATCATGCTTGCCGACTACAAAAAATACGGCACACAGTCGATGCAACATTGGGAAATATCATGCAAATAGTTGGTAAGATACACTTCAAGGAAGTTGAGCAGCTGTTAGCAGAGCATGGACTCAATGAGGGTGGCGAGGTTCAGAAGTTTATAGACAATGAAGTGATGCGCCAATCATTGCCATACATGCCTAATATGAATGGCGTGTTACAGAATGCAATGATGTCACAAACGGTTATCGGTTCAGGGCAGATAAGGCAGAACACACCATACGCACGCTATCAGTACTATGGTGTGCTTTTCGTTGACCCTATTACCCTAAAAGGCTCATTTTATGATGCTAGAACAGGCAGACATTGGAGTCGCAAGGGCGTTGCTAAAATACCCGACCCAAACGGTAGAATGTTGAACTATAACACTTCAAAAAATGCATTAGCTGGTTCTCATTGGTTCGATAGAGCTATGAAAGACCACGGCGAAAGCATAGGGCGTGCTGCTGCTAGATTAGCGAAAGGTAGATTTGTCAAATGAACGTAATAGAAACAGTAAAGAAGATTTTAACCGACTGTCCTTTAATGGACGAATTTAACGACAATATCCACATTGACTACATGTCACTAGGTGACAAACAGGAAATGGACACGGGCGTATATCCACTAGGTACATCGCTAGTAAGTGGGGACATCTTAGGAAATAAGAAGTATCATATCAATTTCAGCGTATTTGCTGATAAAAAGGCATATGAAGACTATGATCGTTTGAACAATAGCGGCTTTCTATTGTCGCTTACTTATTACCTAAACCAACTTAAAAACATAGTGATAACCGAAGACGTAAACGGCGAAGCGAAGAACGGGACTATCACAAAGATTAGTGCCGGCAATGGCTTACTGTTCAGCGTTCCAAGCGGTGATATCAACGACGGTGTCACATATCAAATCCAAATTGGTGTGGATTACACAATATACAAGTAAAGGAGGGCTAGAAAATGCCAGAACCAGCAAAGCAAACACAGACAAACGGCGCTATTGCGCGTGAATTCTTAGCGCATTACATCAACGCAGCACCAAAGGAAACAACAGCGAAGTATGTTCGTATCGGCAAGGACTTAGAAGAGTACGACGTTACTCTTAATGCTGAAGTGTCAAAGAAGAAAAACATCTTAGGCGAAAATTCAGTCAAGGTGTCTTCTTATGATCCGTCCAGCTCAGTCGATACATACTATGCTGAAAAAGGGAATGCATTACACACATTCTTACAGGATATTGTTGATAATCGCAAGAAGTTAGACGATGTTAAGACAACAGCATTAGAAGTACACACTTGGGATGGCACTCCTGGCGCATACGTTGCGTATGAAGAAGAAGTGTTTATCGAAGTGAAGAAGTATGGTGGTAAGAGTGATGGATACCAAATCCCATTCGACGTACACTATACTGGCAAGCGTAAGAAAGGTAAGTTTAACGAAACAACTAATACTTTCACGGCTGACAGTAACTAATAGGCGGTAATAAAAACCGCCTTTTTTATTTATTTTAAGAAAGGAAACCAAACAATATGGCTATGAATATCAACTTTGATGATGGTATTGAGGAAATCACCATCAACAACGATAAGAACAGAGTTTTAAGAGTGAATGTCCGTGACATTGGAATTTTAGATCGTGTCCAACATGTAGCAGACAACTTCCAAAACCAAATCAAAACACTAGGTGAAGAACTAACAATCACAAGTGACGGTGAAGCAACTGTCCCTGAAATTGCTGAAACTGTACGCAGAATTAACCAAGAAATGCGCACGGAATTTGACAGCATTTTCTATGAGGGCGCAAGTGAAATTGTATTTGGAAAGCAGAACCCTTTATCCATGAGTAACGGGAACACAATTTTCAATAACTTTATGACGGCTTTCGCTGAATACATTAAGCCATTTATCGAAAAAGAAACTAAAAAGATGCAAAAGAACATCGAAAAGTATCGTAAGGCGTATAAGAAGAAATGATAGGGCAATTGCCGACAACTATCACGGTAAATGGTAAAGAACTAAACATAGAAACGGACTTCAGAACGGCGCTATTAGTGCTTGTTGCATGCAATGATGTCGAACTATCGGACAGAGAAAAGGTTTATATCATGGTCGATGCGCTTGTGGGCTTTGAGAACTTGGAACGCGAAGACGTGGAAGAAGCAATCAAGCGATGCTCATGGTTTATGGACGGTGGCAAGGACTACTCTAAAGCAATAAACAAGCCGAAACTAATGGACTGGGAACAAGATGAACAAATCATTTTTAGTGCAATCAATAGAGTGGCTGGGAAAGAAGTACGTACAGAGTCATATTTGCATTGGTGGTCTTTCTTAGGATATTTCAACGAAATCCAAGAGGGACTTTTTTCTAATATCCTGAATATTAGACAGAAAAAAGCGAAACATAAACAGTTGGAAAAGTGGGAACAAGACTTTTACAGAGATAACAAAGACTTGATTGATTTTAAGACTGTTTATACGGAAGCAGAAAAAGAAGAAATACGTAAGATCAACGAACGTTTTAAATAGAAAGGAGGTTTTTAATGTCAGACGGTGGAATTGTATTTGATACAAAAATAGACACATCGAATTTCAAAAAAGGTGCGGCAGAACTTAAGGCTGAATTAAAAGATTTACAATCGCAACTTAAAACAGCAGAAAGTAATTCAAGGTCACTGTATAAAGCGTGGGAAAAGGGAAACTTCAAAGATAATAAGTTGAAGCAAGCGCTATCTGAAGCAGACGGTGAAGCATCAAGACTAAGAAACAGTATTGAAGATGTCAAGACACAACTTGCTACAATGCCTAAGACTTCACTAAAAGATGCAATGCCACAAGATCAAGCGCCTAAGTTTTCATTAAAGGGCGCAATCGGAAACGCTGGCGCATCACTTGGGAAAGTTGCTAATGCGTTAGGTGGTGGCATGCTAAACGCAACAAAAGCACTGTTTGGATTTAACCAAGAACAAGGCAAAACAAACACATTTGCTAATTCATTGGGTAAGTCCATTTTTTCATTAGGGAACATGTTTAAGTTGTTAGCGTTAAGAATGGCAATGCGCCAAGTATTAGCAGGCATCACGCAAGGCTTTGGACATGCTGTTGAATATTCTGAAGCATTAAAAACATCTATGAATGGCTTGGAAATGAGTACAGGCGCATTCACAAATAGTTTAGGTGCAATGATCGCGCCACTTGTAAACGCAATAGCGCCAGTATTGTCACAAATCATTGATTGGTTCACATCAGCGGCAAACGCTGTGGCGCACTTCTTTGCCGTTTTAACTGGTGCTGGCTCATACATCGTGGCAAAAAAGAGCATTGCAAGCATATCGAGCGAACAAAAGAAAATGGCGAGTGCCGCCAAAGGTGCAACAAAAGCGCTGAAAGAAGAACAGGGCGCACTAGCTGGTATTGATGAAATAAACGATATATCCGATAAATCTAACGCTGGAAGTGGTGGCGGTGGCGGAGGTGGTGGAGGTACAGCAGGACTTGACACCATGTTTGATACCGTGGACACAGGCGCACTTGACGGCATATGGAAGATGATTGCAGATGCTGACTGGCAAGGGCTAGGCGTAACAATCGGAACAAAGATAAACGAAGCATTTGCTAGTATCGACTGGGCTGGAATAGGCGCAACGGCTGGCAAGGGTATTGACGGCGTTATCAAAACACTCTATTACACGCTTAAAACGATTGATTTTAAAGCAATCGGTAAAGACTTGGCTACACTGTTAAACAATGCTATTGAAAACATTGATTTTAGCATTCTAGGGCGGTTATTAGTCCGTAAGACATTAGCTGGTATTGACTTCCTGATTGGCTTCTTCACTGGGCTTGATTATGGCGATATTGCCAAGTCCATTTCAGACTTCTTGATTGGTGGATTTGATGAAGCGAGCGAGTGGTTACAAAGTTATGACTGGACTAAACTGGGCGAATTCATCGTAAGTGCAATTAGTGACTTCTTCAGCAATCTTGATGCTGGCGGCGTTGCTTCTAGTTTTGTAACATTTATCACTAACGCATTATTGGCGGCACTTGATCTATTGACTGGCATCATTGGCTCAGTGTGTGACGGCATTTATGACTACTTCAAAGGCTATATTGACGATAGCGATTATGGAAGTGTTGGAAACAACATCATAATGGGTATTCTAAAGGGTATTTTAGACGGCTTAAAGGGTATTGCTACATGGCTTTGGGAAAATGTATGTAAACCGATTATTGATGCTGTTAAAACGCACTTTGGCATTCATTCACCGTCCACGGTTTTCGCAGAATTAGGTGAATTCTTAATGCAAGGCATGCTGAACGGTATAAAAAAGATTTGGGAAGACATTAAAGCATGGTTTGATGAAACCTTTGGTGATTTGAAGAAATTTATTGCTGAAGCATGGACAAGCATTTCTAAAAATACATCTGAAATGTGGGGTGGTATCGCTAAGATATTCACTAGCGCATGGGATAGCATTAAATCTGTATGGGACGGCGTGACAGGCTTCTTTGGCGGCGTTTGGGACGGTATTAAGCAAGTGTTCGGTAATGTTGCTCAATGGTTCGGCGACACCTTTGGCGGCGCATGGAAAGCCGTTAAGGACGTGTTCAGTACAGGCGGCGCAATCTTCCAAGGCATCACGGAAGCAATCGCAAGCACTTTTAGAAGCATTGTTAATCATATTATCGGTGGTATCAATACAGTTGTTTCCGTGCCTTTTAACGCTATCAATGGCGCATTAAATGGGCTTAGAAACTTCTCTATCATGGGTGCTTCTCCATTTTCTTGGATACCAAGCGTAAGCGTGCCAAGCATTCCATACCTTGCAAATGGTGCGGTTATTCCAGCTAACCATGAATTCTTGGCTGTATTGGGCGACCAAAAGAGTGGCACAAATATTGAAGCGCCATTATCAACCATTCAAGATGCTATGCGCTCAGTTATGGACGAAAGAAGTGGTAATGCTGACGTGGTGAATATGTTGGCTACACTTATTCGAGTTGTACAGGAAAAGAACTTGCTGATTGAAGATGTTGGCAAGGCTGCTGTTTCGTACATTATCGAAGAAACAAGCCGTACAGGTGAAAACCCTGTGGCTGTTTTAGGTTAGGAGGTAACATGGCAGAAATTGGATATAAAATCAACGGCGTATTGTTACCAACGCCGGACATAGATCCTGATTGTACTAGCGAAGATATGCACGGGAAGAGTTGGCGTGACGGTGGTGGCAAGTTGCACTTTGTCATTTTGCGCCGTGATGTTACATCAGAAAAATTGAAATGGCATTGGTTATCAAAAGCAGAATTTGATAAATTAAAGAACCTTTGCCGAAAAGATATGCAAGGAACATATACGTTTGAAAGCATATCGGGCGAGGTTAGAACGGTATATACTGGCGCTAATCTCACATACAAGAAACGAATTACAGATAAAAACACGGGCGATGTCGCATATTTGGACGTTGCCCTTTCATTTATTGAAGTATAAGGAGGTAGCAAATGCTGAATATTCCTAATGATTTGAAGCAGCAATACACAGGTGATTTGCTACCACCTGACGTTGTTTTAAACATAGCTGGAACAACATACACGAACAAAGACTTTACAAGTGGTTCACTTAAAATCAAAGAGTCGCTTTGCTCAAAAGATACGTTAGATCTAACGAGTGTCGAAGCATCAACGCTAAAAGTGACTATTGCGAAAGAAACTGGCAATATTACTGGGCTAGTTGGAAAGCGTGTAACAGTAAAGCAAGGCACATTAGATTTGGGTGTTTATACGATTGTGAATGCAAAGTTATCAACAGACTACACAACGGACATTGAATGTTACGATGATTTGAAGAAGTTTGTTGATGCTGATGTTTCGGATTGGTGGAATACGCAACTTGTATTCCCGTTGAGTCTTAAAGACTTGCTGATTAAGTTATGCGAGCGTGTCGGTGTCCTAACTGAACTACCTAACACATGGACAAACTCAGACATGCAAGTTACTAAAACGGCATACTTTCAGAACCTAAAGGCAAGCGAGTTGCTTGGATATATTCAGGAAGCAAGCGGCACATTCTTTAGAATGTCACGATCAGGCAAGTTGAAAGCAATCAGCCCTAATAAAACACCGACAGAAATACCGTACACAAGGCTTTTCAATGATGCGACTATTTCCGATACGATAACACTGGCTATCGAGAAACTAGCAATTAAGTCAAATGAAAAGGATTTGGGCGTTTCTTCAGGTAAGGCTGACGGCAACACATACTTAATACTTGCAAATCCGCTTTTATTTGGGCTTTCTACAGCGCAGATGAAGTCTATATCGGATAAACTCTTTCCAGCTTATAAATGGCAAGCATACAAGCCTTGTAAGGCATCATATAAGAGTCTTCCGTACTTAGAAGTTGGGGACTGGGTAAAGGTTACAACATTCAAGGGAATTGTGGCTACATTCCCTATTTTCAGCCGTGAATTAAGCGACATAAATTTGATTGCTGACACGGTAGAAACAAAGGGAAAGAAAGAGCAAAAGAAAACAGTATCTTCAGCAAAGCAAATCCAAGTGTTATCTTGGAATGTTCACGAAATGGAAAACACTTTGGAAACCTTTAGAAGCGAGATTAAAAACATCACAACGGAAGTTGGAAACGCTAATAAAGGAACAAAGCAATACTACTTACAGACGGCATCAACAAATAAGCCGTCCAAGACTGACAGCGCATGGTCGGAAACGCAACCGGC